TTGTACAACCACAGAGAGAAGGAGGATTCATAATATGAAAAAAGAAGAAATATTAAATAAAGCAATTCAGCTTGTTAATGAAAAAAGAGAAGGGACTCACGGAAATGCGTTTAAAAATCATTCCCAGATAGCGGATTTATGGAGTGTATTTTTGGATGACAAACTTAAGGTAATGAAGGAAATAACACCCGGTGACGTAGCAGTCATGATGTGCTTACTAAAGATTTCGCGCTCCACCATGGGCGATTTTAACCTAGATGATTTTGTCGATGGTGCGGCATACATGGCAATAGCGGGAGAGATGAATGACAGCGGATCTATTTAAAACTGTAAATTCCAATTGGATTGCACCCTCTGAATTTCCTAAATTAGAGGGTAAAGTCGCGGTTGATTTGGAAACTTGTGATACTGAACTTGTCAAGGAAGGACCAGGATGGCCTCGTAAGCGTGGTTATGTAATTGGTATTGCAGTGGCGAATGCTTCTTTCAAGGGTTACTATCCAATTTCCCACTCCGGTGGGGGAAACATGGATGAAAAGAAAGTTATCAAATATATTAAGTCCATATGTGAAGATGATTCAATTGAAAAAATATTTCACAATGCACAATATGATATTGGATGGCTTTCAACACTTGGAATAGAAGTCAAGGGCCGCATTCATGATACCATGGTGGCTGCGGCTCTCATAGATGAGAATAGGTTCTCATATACACTCAATAGCATTGTGCATGAATATCTGGGTGAATTCAAAAACGAACAAAAACTTAAGGAAGCAGCGGATGCATTCGGCGTGAATGCCAAGTCAGAAATGTATAAGCTACCCGCGGAATTTGTAGGGGAGTATGCGGAGGCAGACGCTGACCTGACGTACAAATTGCATGAAAAACTGTCCTGGGAGATTGTCAAGGATAATCTTACCACAATCTATGACATAGAATGCAAGTTAATTAATGTCATTTTTAACATGACACAGGGTGGAGTTAGATTTGACGTAGATGGTTGCATAAGATTAAATGACAAGTTTAGAAATAAGGAAAAGAAATTGATGAAAAGAATCAAGGATTTAACCGGTCTTAACATAGAGATATGGGCAGCGGCGTCAATTTCCAAGGCTTTTGATTCATTGAATTTGCCGTATGAAAGAACGGAAAAGACAAATGCTCCCTCATTTACTAAAATGTTTTTGACGGATCACCCTCACGAGCTTCCCAGATTGATTATGCAGGCACGTGAGCTTAACAAACTGAGGGGAACTTTTTTAAAGGGACTCTTGGACCACACCCATGAAGGGAGGATACATGCCCACATTAACCAAATTAGGTCTGACAGTGGAGGTACTGTCACTGGCAGGTTTAGTTACTATCATCCTAATTTACAGCAGATTCCTAACAGGGGCCAATTTGCGCAAGAACTTAGGAAACTATTCATTCCGGATCAGGGAAAATACTGGCTTAAAGCGGACTACTCGCAGCAGGAGCCCAGGTTGCTCACGCATTTCGCAAGACTCGTCGACCAAGCCGGTTCTAGGGAAGTACAGGAAGCATATAATAAAAAAGACCTCGACTTTCATCAACAAACAGCCGAAATGGCAGGCGTTGAGAGACGCCTTGCGAAGACTATCGGACTAGGTGTTATGTATGGAATGGGTTACAACAAACTGGCCCGTGAACTGGATCTTGAACCACAGGAAGCAAAATCCATGTTACAGGATTTCCACACCAAAGTTCCTTTTATGAAAGGAATGCTTGAAATTGTAATGAACAGAGCCAATAACAAAGGTGTTATTAGAACGTTACTCGGCCGTAAATGCAGATTTGATTTGTGGGAACCTACGTCATGGGGTGTACACAGAGCTTTGCCATTAAATCAAGCACAATCAGAGTATGGTATGGCCATAAAAAGAGCTGGAACGTACAAGGCTTTAAATAGGTTAATACAAGGTTCAGCGGCGGATCAAACCAAGAAAGCCATGGTTAATGTTTATGATGAATTGGGTATAATTCCACATATTCAGGTACATGATGAATTAAATTGTTCCGTCAAGGATGAAAATGAAGGGAAAAAGGTGAAGGAAGTTATGGAAGACTGCGTTAAATTGGAAGTTCCATCAAAAGTGGACATAAATGTTGGTGAAAGCTGGGGTGGATGATGGCATACTCTAGAGCTAGACAGGAAAGATACGTGAAAACAAAAAAGGGTAAGGCAGCACACAGTAGAGCAAGTAAAAAATACATGGAAAAGAAAAGAAAAAGTTTAGAGGGAAGGATAGATATAAAGTATGTTAAAACCAAGTGTGAACATGGAAAAGAAGTAGCTGACTGGTGGTTGAAACAAAAATCCATATGCTATATGTGCGGGCCTAAAGTGATATATGAAAAGGCACCCACCAGAAAAAATGGAAGAAGTAATAGTGATGAGCTGGTGATTGACCATGACCACTCAAAGAAAAAATTTATTCCCCGTGGTTTACTGTGCCAAAGACATAATTTAGGATTTGGTATGTTTAAAGAAAATATTGAGGAACTTAAACGGGCCATAAAATACAAGAGGAAATTCTCATGAACTGGATGTGCTCTGTACTATTAATCTGTTTTAACTTTAATCCGGAAATGGATTACACCAGCAGTGAGGAATTCATTGAAGATGTACGGGACTGCGCAATTCACCTAAATTCCATGGAAGAGGAACAGAACCGTATTCCTGTGGACTTGGTAGTCGCACAGGCAATCCATGAATCCAATTGGGGTAGATCCAGGTTTGCCGTTGAGGGCAACAATCTTATGGGGATTCGTACATTTGACCCGTCTGATGATCAACTAAAGCCCATTGATAAACCTAATGTGAGCTGGGGGCTTAGGATCTTTGAGACCAAATGTGAATCCATATCCTACTATATTGATTTGTTAAACAATAGCCACCATTATTGTGCCTTCAGGGAGAGGAGATTATCACAATATATCAATGACATAGTGGACCTGGAATCACTTGCGGAAACGCTTGTAATTTATGCTGAAGACGTATATTATACGCAAAAAATAATCCAAACAATGAGAGAACTGAAAAACTATGAATAATAGCAGAAAACCCGGGTACCGAGCCCAAGGAAAGAAACGAACCGACGGAGTGAAACATGGATTTGCGATCAACCCAGAACAAATGGAATTCGAAAGGCGAAAGCTTTTGGAGGAGATGTCTTCCAAACTTAAGCCCAACAAGAAACAGCTTAACACAATGGCGGCAGTGGCTGCCACGAAGGAGCCGGAGTATTTTGACGAGGAAGGAAAGAAAAAAGAGCCCACAATGCGTATTCTATCGCTCGGCGCAGGGGTACAGTCTTCCTGTCTCGCACTCATGGCACAGGAAGGACTAACAAAGCACAAACCGGACTACATGATCTTTGCCGACACCGGATGGGAACCGTCGTTCGTTTACGAACACGTTGAGTATCTCAAGAAGGCAATAACCATCTGCCCAATCATTACCGTTGAACGAAGCAACATCCGTGAGGATCTGATTCGAGCGGCGAACCCCATTAAGGGGTCTAATGATGAGTGGAAGTCTTTCGCCGGACGCGTTCCCAATCCCCCACTGTTTGCGGCACGCCCCGGTGGAAAGGTTGGAATGCTTTACCGCCAGTGCACCCATGATTACAAGGTCATTCCCATACAGAAAAAGATGCGGGAAATACTGGGTATAAAACCACGACACCGCGTGAAGAAAGGAACAATTGTCGAACAGTGGATTGGAATATCGACTGATGAGGCTATGCGCATGAAGAAGGCAAGGATGTACTGGCTGGAGTCACGCTGGCCACTCATTGAAATGAAAATGTCAAGGGCGGACTGCCTGCAGTGGTACCGTGACATGAAGAAGCATCCAATGCCGGGGAAATCATCCTGCATAGGGTGCCCTTATCACCACAATGACCAGTGGAAAAACATGCAGAAGAACTATCCAGTGGACTTTGAGGACGCTTGCGAGGTTGATGACAAAATAAGACACGGTTTAAAAAATACTACAGCGGAACTGTTCCTTCACAAGTCAGCAAAACCTTTAAGAAGCATAGATTTCCAGGAACCTAAGAAACAACGAGACCTGTTCGGGGAAACGTTTGATCCGGAGTTTGCAGATGAATGCGAAGGGCTTTGCGGAGTATAGTGAGCAAGGCGGATTTAAAAAGAAAGAAACACAAGGGGAGACGCAAGGTTGGATCTAATAAGAGAAAGAACCGAAGGCGTGCCCGCTTGGGAATGAAGATAAGGAGAAAATAATGACACCAGAAGATATAAAAAAGAAAAAAGAAATGATAGTTAAGCAGCACAATGCTTTACAAGAAAAAATAACTGAAGGCAAAAATGCACTTGCAAACATGCAGGCACAGCTGAATGGACTTGTTGGCGCAGTGCAGTTGTGTGATGATTTCCTAAATAACCCTGAAGAGCCTAAAAAAGACAAATAATGGAAGTTTGGGACCCAGGAGAGGAAACGACGGTATTCCGCCAAATAAAAAAGCTCATAGCGGGCCTATATCGGGCTTTAAAGGGTTGGGTGGTACGATTCTACCCGGGTAATTTAGTGTTTTGGGTCAAGGATCGATTCTATGCACTCTGCGAGCATTATGGCGGCTCCCTCAGCTGCTGGGCATGGCACAAACGTTGGAACAAGAAAAACACAGAGTGGTATAGGCGTGGATGAACATGAAAGAAAAAATAATAGAACAATTAAAAACGGTTTATGATCCGGAGATCACCTCTATCAATATTTTTGATCTGGGTTTGGTCTACGATATTGACATCAAGGATAAGGATGTCACTATTACTCATACGCTTACATCTATGTTTTGTCCGATGGCAGATGCTATCTCTGAAAGCATTAAACAAGCCGTTAAGAAGATCGAAGGAATTGGAGAAGTTAAGGTTAAGCTTACACACACGCCACCGTTTACGAAAGAGATGATGAGTGATGAGGCTCGATTGTCATTAGGATTATAATTAAAGCAGAAAGAGGTACAAACATGGTTAAACCCGGACCACAAATGAAATGGAAGGAAGATGAACTGAAACTTGCCAGTGAGTTACTTAAAAACCACACGGCAGCGGAAGTAGGCAAGGTTTTCAACACAACAAAGAATGCCGTGCTCGGCGTTCTTTACCGTGAGAAAGTAAAGAAAGGGTACGCACCACCTCCCGATTCAAAATACACGGGACCAAGGATGAGACTTCGCTTCAGGAGTGACCCGGCGTTAGGTGAAATGCAGTGCTTCGTATGTTCAAAGACTTTTACTCGGTCCGGCCGGTTTGACCGTTTCTGTTATGAATGCAAAAGGACTGGACGTGTTACGTGATCCAGGAAAAACTGAAAAGGTATGTTGATATACTCAACGCGATTCCTGAGATGCAGGACAAGTATCTGTGGCTCATGGAATTTGGAAAGAAGAATGAAGGGTTAGTGGATGAGCTCAGATTACCGGAGTTCGAGGTCCCAGGTTGTCAGTCACAAACGTGGTTGGTTCCGGGGTATCACACCGACAATAAATTATATTTTAGCTCTGATTCAGCCGCGTTGATTTCAAAGGGAATGGTTTCGTTGCTGGCGGATGTCTTTAGTGGGTCTACAGGAAACGATATAACATCTTTTGACACCAAAGCTTTAGACGACTTAAAATTGGATACCCTCTTGACTCCTGGTCGGAGGAACGGGGTTTATTCGATGTTGAAAAAAATTCAGGGATACGGGCGACGATCAGCGTAATCATTTATTACTGTTCCATTTCTCCTTGGACCTAAGCGTCCATCTTTCAAATGCTTCCTTGCTTATTTCTTTCTTTATCATCTTTGCCCCTTCAGGGAGCTCCGTATGCAATGTCAGTATTTCCCCGTCATCACTCAGTTCCACTAGTGCCGGTCCGCAGAATGCGTTCTTTGTATAGTCCGTTTCCTTTTTCTTGAGCAGTCTTACTTCCTTCATGCATGATGACAGTGATTCCATTGGAACATACTGTGTCATCCTATGCTCCTGATCGTTCATATTACCGAATATGAACATGACGATTATGCTAATTACTTCCATTATTCGCCTCCCTTAGTTTGTCCTTGAGCTTCTCCACATCCCCCATTAAACGTTCTATGTCCTGCTGTGCTCTCTTTATATTCACTGAATTTGACATCATTGACTCCATTTCTTCCTGCATATGCTCAAGCTGAGATGCCATAAATTCAATTAATAAATCCTGCTGACTATCCGCGGGCAGGGATCCTAATTCACCACGTGGCCATTTTATTCTAAATTCTGTATTCTTGGTGAGATCGGCTTCCATAAGCGTACTTCGCGTCTCAACATTGTTAAGCCTTTCTTGTATTCCGAAAAAGGCGTAGACTCCAATTCCGACTGCTGCGAGTATTGATAAAAGGTTACGCATAGGCATAGAAATAGCAGTCTTATCACTT